CACGATGGTCAATGCAACGTTGGACTAAGTATATGGCTAGTAGAGGCTGTACGACCGACGACGTTTAATCGGTTATGCAGATAAGGACGTTTCGAGCTTGACTTCGAACAGGAAATATGTTAAGCTGGGAGCTGTCTCGCTCCTCATCGAGACAGGTCATAAGGGGGTTGTTGGGCCTATCCAGGTAACCCCCTTATGACACCTACGGGAATAAGGAGGCAAAATGCATTACCGCTGGTTTGACCAGCAAGACACACGTAACCGCTTTGCGCGGGTTTTGTGGGAATCTGACCTACTCAACTCTGGCGAAGATATCCTCGATTTCTACGAGAAGCCATACAAGTGGGACGAAGAGTTCCTTATCTGGCTTTCGTATGGTTCACCCGATTCAGAGTCACTAGCTTGGGACGATTTCCTAGCTAAAGTACAAAGCTTGTCTAACCCGCCGCCACTAGATGAGTAAGCTAGAACCTACTGCTTTTATTCGGCCACCGAAGATACCGTCGAAGTTCGACGTAATACCGATTCATGCTTCGGATCGGGGTACCTTCAAAACATGCAGGCGAAAATGGGAATGGTCGAGTCCCATGAAGATGAATCTAGTACCGAATGTAGAGCAGACGGGAATAGATATACGGCTTTGGTTTGGTAGCGGAGTGCATTATGCTCTCGCTCAATACTACGATCCTGTCATACAACGTGACCCGGTTGAGACATTCAAATCGTGGTGGCAATTGCAATATCATGGCGGCTTGGTAACACAAGAACTAGCTGAGCTAAGCTACGATCGCCGTCCTAAACGACAGGGTGTAGTATTCAAGGTAGATGGTCTAAAGGATATGCTTCCTGTAAGCGAAGATTTGGAAGCATATGAAGATCATCTAGACCTGGGCATAGGCATGCTGGAATTCTACAAAGAGTATGCCGAGCGAAAAGATAACTTTGCGGTGATATGCGAAGAACGCACGTTCTCGGTGCCTATCGTTGATAGAGAAGGCAATGTATTAATGATGGTAGATCCGAGAGACGGAGTTGTCAAAGAAGTCCATCTAAGAGGAACGCAGGATGCTATCATCCAAGACCTCAGTAGTGGACAATATGGCATCATGGAGCATAAGACAGCAGTTTCCATAGATGAGAATTATCACCGAAAGTTGGAAAAAGATGAGCAATGTACGACATATATGTATGCTGCTGAGTGTGAGGCCCGACTTCATGGTCTGGAATATGACCGGGTTAGCTTTGTACTCTACAACGCCTTGCGAAAAGCATATCCAAAACCACCTACGTCTGTTAGAAACGGACTATTTTCTGTCAACAGGCAAACAGAGTCCACTACATACGAAATGCTCATGGCTTATATACAACAGAACGGGTTGGAGCCTATTGTATTCGGTGATTCAGAAATCGGTATCGAACCCGATCTAAAGCTTAAGGCATATGTGGACTATGTAAAGGAACAGGGCGATGAGCAATTCATCGTCCGTACTCCAGTAAGACGTAATAGAGCAGAAATTGAGTCATGCGGAGAGCGAGCATACATGGAAGCTCTCGATATGCTCGATAGTCCGCGCATTTACCCGAACCCCACAGGGGCATATTCTTGCCTCAATTGCATTTTCCGAGTTCCATGCATTGCGAGAGATGATGGAAGTAGTTGGGAAATGATCCTGCAAGACAACTTTGAAAGCAATTGGACAAGATAAAGGAGGTGAATAGATGAGCGAGCAGGAGCAGGAGCCGCAGGCACCGGCAGAAGAATCAGAAGCAGAAGAAGCACCCGAAGCTCCAGCAGAGGAGGAAACTCCAGCAGAACCAGCAGCGGATGAATCAAGTGAATGAACTAACAGACGAATTCATTGACCAGCTCATACAGGAAGAGAAACGGCCAAAACCGGATCATATTCCCACACCCATAAAATCTCGTCCTAGGGCAGCAATGATATTCGATCCAGAACAGAAGGGACCGATTACATATCACGATAAAGAAATGCGTTGTGCAAGTAGAGGATGTTCGTCACCTACATACGTTAAGATACGTGGCGTACCTCGTTGTTCAGCGCATGCTCTTAGGGAAGCAAATGATATGCTAACCGAGGCAGGTTTTAGAGGAGCTTAATGCCGCAACCCGAAAACCATGAACAAAAAGAATTTCTAGCTCAGACCAAACTAGACGAAGCTGTCTATGCGCTTTTGGAACTTGGCTGGACAGAAGATGATATCATGGATAAAGTGTCTGATCTAGCGAGTAATTTTGAAGGGGGTGACGAATAACGTCTAACGTAACGCCGATCGAGGTAAGTCTCAAAGAAAAGCTAGGCGTACAAACTCCCGCGACTATGCCAGAATGGATTAGCATGTTCATCTATGGTGAGCCGGGAGTTGGCAAAACGTATCTTTTTGGTACTGCTCAGGATTACGAAGCTACATCGCCAATGTTGCTTATTGACATTGAGGGTGGTACAACTACACTCCGCAAGCGCAAAGACCTGGAAATCGTGCCTGTGCGGAGTATGAAGAAACTCGTGGAAATCCAGAATACGCTATATCGCGAGAACGAATTGTCATATCGTTGTGTTGCTCTGGACAACATGAGTGAACTACAGTCTCTTGATATGCAGGTAATCATGCAAGAGGCATACGGTCGCAACCCCGATAAGGTGGACATAGATGTTCCGAGTCCGCGAGAGTGGGGTAAGTCAAGAGAGCATCTTAGGGCAATTACTCGGTCATTCCGTGACCTACCTTGCCATGTTCTCTTTAGTGCTCATGTTCACGAAAAAATAGAGGAGGGACAGCCTACACGATATTATCCTGGTTTTGGTGGTAAAGCAAGAGTCGATCTACCTGGATTCTGTGACATAGTTGGTCTAATGACCGTAGAGCATAGCGGGAATGAAACTAAGCGGAGAATTCAGTTTGTAGGTTCTAGACGGGTATTGGCTAAGGATCGTTTCGATGCCCTTGGCGAAACCGTCGTCAATCCATCTATCCCATCACTTTGGGAGAAACTTTACGAAGGAGAATAATGCCACTTCTGGATCTAACTGAACGAGAGGATGCATCATTTGAGCCAATTCCAGCAGGCAAGTATCGCGCTTCTGTGTTTGAGGCAGAAGAGCGTGCAACTGGGGGAGGCGGCAAACTTCCCGAAGGCACTCCTATGATTGCTATTCAGTGGAAGTTGGAAGAGGCGCTTTTTGATGCTGGTATGAACATCGAGAATCGTCGTGTATTTTCGCAGAATGTTGTACCTCCGAAGGAAATCGACGGAGAGCCGTACAAGAACTACAAGATGATGAATGGTATTATTTTCAGACTCTTGGAATCAATTGGTTATACCGAGGCTGAGCTGTCGTCAGGGGATTTCGAGTTGGACTATGACGATATGAAGGGCAGAGAGGCTATCCTTACAGTTGGTCGCTACACGTACAAAGACCCCGATACAGCGGAAGAGACTGTGCGGAATAACGTAAAGGGGTTTAGGCCCGTAAGAGAGGCAGAAACAGCTTCGGGCGTTCTTTAATCTGACATACAAGTACGGGGGGAGATTCGTCGCCTCCGCAGGTCGATACGGGTTTCCCCCCGTAATATATAAGTGCCGCAGGCTGTCGCCAAGACCAAGCTAAGACAGAGTTTCTTCGAATACCTCTTCGAAGATAGACACGGCTACTTATGTTTAGCTCTCGCAAATCGTGGCGATGCGAACAAGGCCAGAACTACATTCCGCCGCATCTTCTATGAATGGCCTAATGGTAAAAGTGATCTTATGGAGATGATTGACTCTAGCCTAGCTAATAGGCATTTGTGGTTTTCAGTCCATTTGTTCCGATCACCTAGGGCACTCAAAGAAAATGCGATAAGTGGAAAGCTCGTCTATGCCGATCTAGACGAATGCGACCCTTCGCAAGTTCATCCGACTCCATCCATTATAACGGAAACATCACCTGGGAGGTTTCATGCCCTTTGGAAGCTTAATGCCGATATTCCCCCCGATGTGGCAGCAGACTACTCACGTCGCATTGCCTATAGATACAGCGATAACG